GGGTGATGATCTAATAGTTTTACACGCAAGTCTGCTGCATCATTATAAGGATCAATACCTACTAGGTTATCAATCTTACCTTTGAATTCATGATAACCGCAACCAATATCTAATACACGCCTAGGATTCAAACTGTTTACTTCATCAATAAGTTTAAGTCCACTATACTTGTACTTTTTCATTTCAGCTTGCCAGTGATTTCGAAAGTAGTTGTCCAGTACCTTGTCATCTATTCGATCAACAAGTTCTCCCATGTGCGAGTATTCAATTTCATCTAGTTCAATATCAAATGTGCTTTGTATAGCATGTCTTAGTGTGTTAGGTTGACGTAACAACTGAGGACTAATGTGTACTAGTTGTTCAAGTTTGTTTAGAATTTTATGATTCATTTAATTCCCCATAAGTAGCAAGAAATATATCACTGTGCTGGTCATCCTGTTTCCACTGCAACATATGTTTTTGTCCAAAGTCAAGTATTAATTTATTCTGTTGTGCAATCTCTTTTTTCATACCATTCTCGTCACCATACCAATCATAGTTAGGATACGATATGCCAAATCCACCCGCTTGCATCCACCATTCGAAACTAGCTTCATCGGGACGATATACAAGTTGTATCAATGCGTCTGGATATCGTTTGATGATCTCGTCAAAGTGATAAACCCACTCATGACTCATCAATAACATTTTTCCAGTTTTGATTTCGAACGGTGCTGTTAGATTATCATAATCTAAATTGGTATCGAACTCCATTCCTGTACCAAAGTAACTATCCACATGGCCACCATACTCTCCATGAGCGTACACACGATGGGACGCTCGGTCAGTGATGTTGTATTCCAAATTCTGTTTTAGACGCTGAGCAATACCACTCCATCTACTGCCGGGGACGCCTGTAAAGAATACTAATTTTTTATTCACAGCCTTCTGGAACCTCAAATTTTCTGTAATCATTTTCATCGTATTTACACCAACTCTGCTCAACTAGCATCAACCATTCATCTTACTCATATTACATATTCCTCTTTAAATTTTTCCAATAGTCCACCCTGCATTGCGTATGCCTCAATCTCCCAAGGCTCATCATCATATGCAGTAGTATCATCATAGACCTTACCCATGTACATCTTACGAAATCCATCAAGGTCTTTCATCTTGCGAGTGGCACCCTGCCACACATGCACCATCTCATGGCACACAGTCTCAACCAGTTCTTCATCGTCAAGGTTCTTATCAACGTCAATGTAGAAGTCACGATTACCATCACCCTCGTAACACCAACCAGCAACACCTTCATTCTTGAGGTTCTTGAGGTTGAGTTCAATCTCAAGGGTTCGCATACGAGGCATCAACTCACTGATGCAGAAGATAACGGCACTCTCAGCGAGAGCCCGTTTCTTCTTCGTAGCACCTATGACATTAATGTAGTTCATATCAACCCTTTCCTAAAATACAACGAGGGCAAACCACCCTGCCGCAAATAGGGTTAACATGAACATGGTTTCAATAGCGATTGTTGCAATCTTCTTCATAATTAAGCTCCCGTCCAACCAACAGTGTAACCACCTTCGAGAATGTTTCCACGGGGGAAGTTCCGAGCAGGAGCAGCCCAACCAGCGGCTTTCAGAATGTCGCCCTTCTTGAACTTCTTGTCGTTGTCGGTGTTGACAACAAAACCCCAAACAGTGTTGTTCGTGACGACCTTGATGTATTTGGAACCAGCCTTGTAGGTAATTCCCTCGTTAAATTCAGCAATCATCTTCTTACGAATCTCACCGTTACCAGAATTGTACCGAACATCGGCATAGTCTGCTTTGATGTTCTCAATCAGGGTGTTCATTTCGTTGTTCATGTCTCTTCCTTTGTTTTCTCAGTTTATACCTAAGTATAGACCAAAAATCAGAGTTTGTCAACAAAAATCGTACATGCTAAGTCATTGATTCTAAAGGAAACTCAAAAAAAGTTAGCCATTTGCTAGTCCTTTTGACTGAGGATAGTCTGCATGTTCGATTCGTCTGTAGTCGTCATCCCAATCAAATGCTTCCTTGACCACGTTATCAGATAGGCCCTTGTACTTACGGTGCAGGGACTTATCCTTTGCAGCGATCAATAGTTCAGCCTCATCCTTGTGTAGTCCCTCAAGCATCTGGACAAACATCATTTCACGTTTGTTCTGAGTGAGTTGTGGATTACCACCCTTGATGAAGTGATACAACTTACGGGACTCATGACCCAATAGAGTATGTTCTGTACCCTCTGGTGCATCATTCTCTCTATATGGTACATCACCCTCTGGTAACACCCATTCAATTTTGGGATCAAAGGACGCCTTGCAAATCATGCGAAGTGCATCGGTCTGGTACTGTTTTAGAAATGTAACCTTCTCTTTCTTTGATTTGATTTTAGAAACCTGTGTTAAAATCTCTGCAAAGCTGCGTGTGTATGTGTCGATTGCCATTAAAATTCTCCTATCGATTCAACGAGGTTGCGTAACCTCTTTTGTGTAAAATAATTTAGTAGTTTGCTTCGGTCACCTTCTGGTGCCTCTTGGTACTCTTTCAATATCTCAATAAATAACTCAGGTGGTGATTCTCCCAAATCAATCAGCTTCTTGTTCCTCTGGTAATTACGTTTGACTTCATCGTTGGGGAAATCCCCATCGATCATCGCAGCGATTTTCTTCTTACTTAGGGGTTTCTGACGAATACCATCTACAAAGGTATTATCTGGAGATAACACATTAGGAACACCGTCACTGCTGTCACCCTTTAGAACATGTTCACTCAGATAGATATCTGGGTCAACACCGTTCACAAATTTCTTGGTGATTGGGCTGTACTGTGTTACATTACGGAACTTCTGCAACTGAATAAAATCCTTGTCGCCAGACAGGATCAACGTCTTACCGTTATCAAACTCCAACTCACCAGCAAGAGCAGCAATGATATCATCTGCCTCTGCACCGTAGACCTCTAGGTATTTGTATGGGAAGAACTCTTTCAGTTCAGCTTTAATTGCGTTCAACACCGTAAAGATAGCATTCCAATCGTTACTAGAGGAATCCCTACCCTTCTTGCGACTGTGCTTGTACTCAGGATAATAATCCCGACGCCAGTAGTGTTTGGAGTCATAACATAGAACCAGTTCACCATACTCATCGCAAAACTTCATGCGATACATGCGTAGGGAATTCAGAATCATATGGCGAACCATATCCTCATCGGGTGCAGTCTGCTTTGTCATGTGCAGATGCATCATCACGGATGCAACTGAAATTTGGTTCATGTCAACTAATATCATAATTATTCTTTCGTTCTATTTATAACTGTCGCATTGAAGCTCATCATGCGCCGTTCACCTTCTACAGAGAAGGGATACACAAGATGCTTCAACCAAGATGGAAATACAAGAAACTTGCCCACCTCTGGTTTGAATTTTATATTGTCAGATCGAAATGATTGGTTTTCACCAAATGAATATTCTATCAATCCCTTTGCAGGATAGTGATCTTGGAAATCTTCTTCCCACTCATCGTTCATTCCTTCTGGTACTTTCAGATAGACGCCAGCAGAGAAGTCTCCATTATGATGATGAAAAGGATTAAAGTCACCAGCATATTGACTAACTACCCAACTATGAGTCAGATGGATATTGTTGATAGTTGGTTTCTTTCCAGTACCCATTCGAGTCCAAGGATTATTTCTTTTTTTATCAATCATGTAATTGAGATAATCAAGGCATCCCTGTTTCATAGTCGTGAAAAGAAATGTTCTATCATCAGGGTCAGTGACAGGAATTAAAATCTCCTTGTTCACCTTACCGACAAGCTTGTGCGACCAATCCCACTTCTTACTCTTTTCATCACTAGAGAGAACATCATCAGCTACAGTGTTAACGATATTAACGAACCTGTCTGAAACTGTTGTCTCTAGGATGGCTGGACTAAATGGTTCATGAAATTTCTGGGTCATCTTCTTCATCATCTCCTTCTACCAAATTTGCAAGTTCAACAATAGTATTAAAATCAACTTCTGTTTCAAATGTGTCACCAGATTCCATAATATCAACAAACTCTTCTACGAACTTGTGTGTTGGATGAACCATTTTCATATCTCTGTAAAGAGAACCCTTAACCAGTTCAATAAGCATAGCCATGTCACGAATAAAATCTTTCGTGCCAACATCAATACCGTTCTCACTCATGGTATGAATCATCTGTACCATCAAACTCTGAGTTAGGTCTTCAGCAAACTGAAGATTTTCATGAAGTGCAATAACATCCTGATCAGGAAGCTTTACTTCTCTTACGCTTTTTACGGACCACGGACCCTTTATCACGTTCTCCGGTGGTGTCGTCTCTCGGTCGCTCATTTCCATATTCCTCTTGAAGCATTTCTTGTGTCCACACACATCCTAAATCAGGATAGAATGTTCCCACATCTCGTTTTGGTTGACCCTTGTGTGGACCATACCAGTAGTAAGCCATTGCCACACACCTGTTGCGAATCTTACCTTGTTGCTGTTCTCCGTAGAACATGTCCACCCAAACACCATCACGAAGGTATTTTTGCATATTGCGAACATAACCCTCATGATCTGCAAGTTTTGCGACGGCGCCCTTTACTTTTTGTCTTACAGCCGCACGTTCAGACTTTGCATAATCCTGTTGAACCTTGATCCAGTTCTTAACTCTAACAGGACTTAACTGATGTTCATCAGGAAGACCACGCAAACTCTCATGTATGTTGGTCTTACCATAATCAGGATTCTTAGCAAGTTTTGCTTCTCTTGCTTTTACAAGACGTTCTGATGCAGCTGCTTTCTGTTCATCAGTCATAGGTTTGCGGGGTTTGCGTTTCTTAGGTGCTTTCCACTCACTGTTGTCTGTAGTAGCAGTGATCTTCTTCTTGCGTGCCATTGGATTAGTATCCTTGTTCTTCCATTCGCTTTTCA